CCTCGCTTCGATCCGCTACGGATCGCCGGCCGTTTTTCGGAGGACCCGAAGATGGCACCGCCTCGCAAGCCACCCGAGCGCCGGCAGCGCACGAACACGCCCGACATTGGCGTCGTGGTTGCTTTGCCCACCTCGTCGCCAGCAGTCCCGGCACCCGACCCTACCTGGCAGCCCGAGGTCGTCGAAGCATGGCACGACTTCTGGTGTTCGCCGCTGGCGGGGCCAGGGGTAATGAAGGCGACTGACGCCCCGGCGCTGCGCCGCCTGTTCGCCTACCGTTGCCGGCTCCTCATCGCCCTGGAGGCGATGGACGCCGAGCCGATCGTGCTGGGCTCCACCGGCCAACCGACGATGTCGCCGTGGGCAGCAGAGGTGCACCGCCTCGAAGGCGCGATCGCCAAGCTCGAGCAGCAGTTCGGTCTGACACCGATGGCACGCCTCAAGTTGGGCGTGACCTACGAGGAGGGCGTGTCCCTTGCCCACCGCAACGCGCAGCTCCTCGAAGCGTTCCGCACCGCCCAGAGTTGAGCGACCGACCTACGGGCCGCTTGCTGTCGCCTGGATCGAGGCGAACCTGGTGCACGCCGAGGGCGACCTGTTCGGTCAGCCGTTCAAGTGCACCACCGATGAGCGGCAGTTCCTCGACAAGTTGCTCCGCTACGACCCGGCGACCGGTCGCCTGATCGTGCGCCGTGCCCTGCTCGGCAGGGCGAAGGGCTGGGGCAAAACCGAGTTCATCGGTGCGATAGTGCTGTTCTTCCTTGCCGGCCCGCTGGCACCACTGGCGCCGAACATCCCGATCGCTGCTGCGTCGTTCGAGCAGGCCGATCTGCTGTTCGGCACCTGCCGGATCATGGCCACCGAAGGTCCGCTGAAGCCGTACCTCGAGGCGTTCGACACCGAGATCCTGGTGAAGGGTCAGCCGGGTCGGGCCTATCGGGTGGCGGCGGCCGCAGGCACGAACGATGGCACAAGGCCGACACTGTTCGCCGCTGACGAGTTGCACGAATGGACGGGCGGTAAGGCCCGAGTGTTCCTCGTCATCACCAACTCGATTGCGAAGCGGCGAGACGGCCTGGTGCTGGTCATCTCGACGGCAGGTGGCGACGACTCCGAGCTACTGCGCCAGATGTACGACCTCGGCAAAGCGATCGATGCTGGCGAGGTGGTCGATGACGGCTTCCTGTTCGACTGGGCCGAGGCCGATCCGACACTGAACCCGCACGACGGGCCTGAGGTGCGCGCACTGATGGCCCGCCAGGCCAACCCGCACATCGATCTGTTCGGCACGCTTGAGTTCGTCGAGCGTCGCTGGCATGAGATCCCCGAGCATGAGTGGCTGCGCTACTTCGCGAACCGCTGGGTGAGTGTGGCGCAGGAGTCGTGGCTGCCTGCGAACGTCTGGCCGCTTCTGGCTGGCGACATCACGTTCGACCCTGACCGTCCGATCTGGGTCGGTGTCGACATGGCACTGAAGCACGACTCGATCGCGGTGGTTGCCGTCCAGCAGGGCGACGATGATCGCTGGCGGGTGCAGCATCGGATCTGGCAGCCGGAGGGCACCACGATCGATGTGGCGGCCGTCGAGAACCATCTGCGCGACCTGCATCGCCGCTGGGATGTGCGCGAGTTCGGCTACGACCCGGCGTTCTTCGAACGGTCGGCGCAGGCGCTCGCCGATGACGGCCTGCCGATGGTGGAGTTCCCGCAGTCGGCGGCACGCATGGTGCCCGCCTGTCAGACCGCCTACGAGTTGATCTGCACTGGCCAGGTGGTCCACGACGGGTCGCCGGTGCTGGCTGATCAGGTGCAGTCGGCGGTCCCTCGCCAGTCCGAATCGGGCTGGCGGCTGAGCAAGGGCAAGTCGAAACGCAAGATCGACGCAGCGGTGGCGCTGGTGATGGCGCTGAGCCGGGCCAACTCGACCACCACTGCCGCCCCACGACCTGTGTTCGCCTACTGACCGAGGAGGCCTCGATGAAGCAGCACCTCTCGACGCTGCTCGAGATCGTCGGCTCGGCCGCCCTCGTGGTCGGTGCGTGCATGGTGAGTGTCGCGCTCGGTTGGGCTGTCGGCGGGGCGATGGCCTGGGTCTACGCCAGGGCGCTGACCCGATGAGCGTGCTGTTCCGCACCCGCACGCCGGGCGAGCGTCGCGATTATGGCGGTCCATGGCGAAACGGCATCACGGTGCCGGGTCCGCTGCAGGACTCTTCAGCGCCGTACGGCTACTCGTCTGCGGATGCGTTGCGCATCGCTGCGGTGGTGGCGTGCGTGTCGTTGCGTGCCGGTGCGTTCGCCCAGTTGCCGCTCAAGGCGTTCCGGTCGGTGCGTGGCGTGCAGGAGCTGCTGCCGACGCAGCCGCAGTTGTTGACCAATCCGTCACCGACGGCGCCGCCGTCGGTGTGGAAGACGCAGATGTCGATCAGTCGGGACATCTGGGGGTACGCCGCTGGGCGCATCCTCGGTGTCGATGCTGCCGGCTATCCCTCGCAGGTCGAGTGGATGTCGCCGGCTGATCTGCAGGCCCGCCAGCAGTACGTCGGCGGCCCGTTCGCCTGGCGCTGGAATGGCCAGGAGATCGACGAGTCGCTGGTGTTACACATCCCGAGCCGGTTCGTGTTGCCCGGCAAGCCGTTGGGCATGTCACCGCTCGAGCAGTCGGGTCTGGTCGATCTGGCGAAGCGGGCGCAGGACTTCGGCCGGGACTGGTTCCGTAACGGTGCGATGCCGTCGGCGGTGATCTACAGCGACGAGAAGCTGACGCCCCAACAGGCAGAGGGCATCGTCGAGACGATTCTCGGCAAGTGGCGGCAGCGCCGACCGGCGGTGCTCGGTTCGGGGCTCAAGTACGAGGCCCAGACGGTGAAGGCGAACGAGTCGCAGTTCATCGAGTCGATGACGAAGACGGCCGCAGACATCGCTATCTCGTTCAATCTGCCGCCGAACCGGATCGCTGCTGCCGTGTCTGGCCAGAGCATCACCTACGCCAACCTCGAGCAGTCGACGGCGCAGTACCTGATGGACTCGATCAATCCCGACCTGGTGATCGTGCAGGAGGTGCTGGAGCGCCAGACGCCCCGCACGCAGATTCTCCGCTGGCAGACGGGCGCGTTCCTGCGTTCGGACCTGGCGACCCGTTACTCGTCGTATGCGACCGGCATCGGTGCCGGGTTCTTGACGCCTGACGAGGCGCGCGCCTGGGAAGACCTGCCGCCGTTGCCCGCATCCACTGGAGGTGCCGAATGAGCAAGAAGCCGATCGAGCGCCGCTGGCACTCAGGCAAGATCGAGGTGCGTGCCGCCGGCGACGTGGTGTCGCTGCGCGGCTATGCCGCCGTGTTCGACTCGGAGTCGTACGGCGAGGTCATCAAGCCAGGAGCGTTCAACAAGACGCTCGCTGAGCGTGATGACGTGCGCCTGCTGGTGAACCACGACGGTGTGCCGATCGCTCGCACGAAGTCGGGCACGATGCGTCTGTCGACCGACAGTGTCGGTCTGCTCGTCGAAGCCGATCTGGATCCCACGAACCCGACGGTGCAGGAGCTGATGTCGGCGATGGATCGGGGCGACATCGACCAGATGTCGTTTGCTTTCGCCGCCACGAAGGATGTCGTGGTCGATGGCGTGCGCCAGGTGCTCGAGTGCAAGCTCTACGACTGCAGTGTCGTGACGTACCCCTGGTACGAGGCGACGAGCGCTGAACTGATGAGCGCCGAGCGGCTTGAGCTATGCCTGCGGGCGCTGCCCGCCGAGCAGCGTGACGCGATCATCATCAACATCGGCGGCGGCGAGGTCTGCGTGGATGGCGGCACGGTCGCTGACACCTCGACCGACGCCAGCACCGACAACTCCGTCGACTCGTCGACCGAGTCGGAGACAGAACTGCCAGACATGCAGGCCGCTTCGGCGGCTCGTCTGGCCGAGGCCCGCGCCTTGCTGGCCTCGCTCGGCTGACGCCGGGCACCAACAGAAGCCGGAGCGACAGCCGGAGCGCCATTGGCGCCACCACTGGCCCTGCCACCACTTCGCCATCCCATCACCCCAACCCCGCCTGGGAGGCGAACCACCATGTCCAAGACCATCCTCGACCTCGCGCGTGAACAGCGCGAGGCACTCATCAAGCCGGCGAACGATGTCGTCGCCGCCGCCGAGGCCGAGAGCCGCGGCATCACCGACGACGAGCTCGCCATCGTGCGCGATGCCAAGTCGGCCGCCGAGGCCATCGATGCCCGCATCGCTGAGTTGAGCGACCTGGCCGAGCGCAACGCTCGGGCCGCCAAGTCGTTCCCCACCATCTCGGTGCGCAATGAGCCCAAGACCTACGAGAAGCGCGGCCAGCACTCGCATGCCCGTGACCTCATCATGGCCACCACCACCAACGACCCGACCGCCTGGGAGCGTCTGCGCCGCCACGCCGCCGAGGTCCGGGTGGAGACCCGTGACATCACCCGCACCGACGGTGCTGGTGGCGAGTTCGTGCCGCCGCTGTGGCTCGTCGACATGTTCGGCGACTTCCCCCGCGCTGGCCGTGTCGTGGCCAACCTGTGCCGTCAGATGCCGCTGCCTGCTGGCACCGACTCGATCAACCTGCCCCGTATCACCACCGGCCCGCAGGTCGCCGCTCAGACGGCCGACAACGCCGCCGTGCAGGAGACCGACATGGTGACCGCAACGGTGACGGCTCCGGTCGTCACGATCGCAGGTCAGCAGGACGTCGCCATCCAATTGGTCGACCAGTCGCCGCTCGCCGGCGGGTTCGATCAGCTCATCTACGGCCAGCTGCTCGCCGACTACGAGCGTGTGCTCGGCCAGCAGATCCTGAACGGTTCGGGCGCTTCGGGCCAGGTCCGTGGCATCCTCAACACCTCCGGCATCAACGCCGTGACGTTCACCAACGCCAGCCCCACGCTGCCGCTGCTGTACGTGCCGTTGGCGCAGGCCGTGAACGGTGTCGAAGCGAACTCGTTCCTGCCGTGCTCAGCGATCGTGTCGCACCCTCGCCGCTGGAACTGGGCGGCGAGTGGTCTCGACTCGCAGAACCGTCCGCTCATCGTCCCGACCGCCGGCGGCCCGTACAACGCCGCCGCCGTCGATCAGGTGGGCACCGCGGGGAACGGGTTCCGTGGCGAGGCCCTGGGCGTCGCCTGGTACACGGATGCGACGATGCCGACCACGGTCAGCACCAACCAGGACCCGATTGTCATCGGCAACTTCGATCAGGCGTTCCTGTTCGAGGGCGACGTGCGCACCCGTGTGCTGCCCGACGTGCTGAGCGGCAACCTGACCATCCGGTTCCAGTTGTACCGCTACGTGGCCTTCACGGCCGGCGTGCGCCCGACCGCCTTCTCGGCGATCACGGGCACCGGTGTGGCTGCCCCGTCGGGTTTCTGACCTGACCCATCTGCCGGCCCTTCACGGGTCGATGACCAGCAGGGCCACCCTCACCGGTGGCCCTGCTGGTTCCTTCGCACACCTCGATCGCAGGAGCGCACCAGGTGCAGATCACAACGATCCCCGAGGCCCTCACCGCCGAGGCGGGTGTGGTGCTCGAGCGTTGGCCGGACGACGTCGGCCGGCTGTCGCTCATCGACATCGAACTGGCGTCGCTCGGCGGCCCATGCGCGCCCGAGGGTGCCGACATCGCTGCGCTCGCTCCGTGCGTGCAGCTCGTTCTCGCCACAGCAGGAGACTGACATGACCGACACCTGGAACCTTCAGCCCGACGTGGAGTGGGGGCCGTCTGCGAATGCTGCAGCGGTGACGCCGAATGACTCCGTCGACCTCGGCTTCATCACGACACAGATCGTCGCGTCCGGTGCGGGCGTCATCTCCTGTGACCTGCAGACCACCGGCACGTCGGTGCTGATCCCGGTGGCCGCTGGCGTGCCGCTGCAGATCCGTGTGCGGCGCGTGCGTGCCACTGGCACCACCGCCACCGGCATCGTGGCGCTCTGGTGATGGACGCCGCCACTTATCTGGCGGCGCTGCAGGTGGAGCGTCGCAGCGTCGTCGAGCGTGGTCTGTCGACCGCTGATATCGACGCCGAGATCGCACGTGTGAGCGACAAGCCGGCCGTGGAGACGGCATCTGTGTCGCCCGCTGTGGAGACGGCCGCTGTGAAGCGTGGCCGCCCTCGCAAGACCCCCGAGGACTGACCGATGCCCTCGCCTTCATCAACCGCAACACCGCACGCAAGGAGCGACCAATGACCCGCCAAGCCGGACCCACATTCAATGAGGAGCACCTGCGCCAGGGCTCGCCGACCAACTCGACGTTTGCCGAGACCATGCCTCGCCTGTTCGCTGGCACCGACAATGCAATCGCCGCTTCCGGCGTCGTGCTGTCGACCGGCGTGCCGCTCCAGGCGGGCGAAGTCGTCACCAACATCACCTTCGTGACCGGCGCCACCGCTGCCGCCACGCCGACCGCTGGTTTCGTGGCGCTGTACTCGCCCGCTGGCGCTTTGCTCGGACAGTCGGCCGACTTCGGTTCGACCGCTCGCGCTGCAAACACCGCCTTCACGGTGGCGCTTGCGACGCCGGTGACGATCCAGACGCCGGGCCTGTACTACGTGGCCATCTCGTTCACCGCTGGCACTGTGCCGACGCTGCGTGGTGCGACCGTCGGCAATGCCGTGGTGGCTGGTGCGCTCGGCCTGTCGGCCCGCGTCCTGGCACAGACCCACGGTTCGGCCGTCGGCGCTGTTGCTCCGGCAACGATCGCCACTCCGACCACCGTGGCGACGCCCTGCTACTTCGCCATCACCTGATCCAGTCGCCGAGCTTGGTGCTGCGTCGCCTTCTGGTGGCGCAGCACCGGCAAACCCCCGAGGAGTGACCGATGGCCATTTGCACCTTGGTGCAGTTCAAGGACTTCCTGCGGAACGAACTCGGCACGCTCGACGACTCTGCCATCCAGGCGGCGCTTGACGCAGCGCACTACTCGGCGTACGACTACCTCGGTCGTTCGCTGGAGCCCGCTGGTGTAGCGTCGGCACGTTCGTTCGTGCCGTTGTCGTATGACGTGCTCAACATCGACGACTGCACGTCGATCACGTCGGTGGTCAACAACGGCACCACCGTCGCTGCCAGCGACTACCAGGCCGAGCCGGTCGGCAACCGTTCCGGTTCGATGGCGACGGTCCCGTTCACTCGGCTGCGGATGTTGACTGGCGCCTGGTACGTGTGGAACGGCCAGGCGAGTGTCGTCGTGACAGCGACGTGGGGGTGGGCATCAGCGCCCACAGCCGCAGTGGAGGCCGTCAAGATCCTCGCCAAGGACATCCTCATGCAGCGCGACACCCGCAACGGTGTCGCCGGGTTCGGCGAGTTCGGCTCACTGCGAGTGCGCATGAACCCCTATGTGACCACGCTGCTCGACCCGCTCCGTCGTGGCGACTCCTGGGGTATCGGCTGATGCCGCTCGACCCTCGCGCTATTGCCACTGCCCTGGCGAACCAGATCGATGCCAACACGAGCCGGGCTCTCGCCTGCTACGACCTGCACCCACCGACCGAGCCGCAGTACCCGTGCGTGGTCGTCCAGTTCGCCGGGATCGGCTACCACGAAACGATGGGTGGCGCCGTCGCCGGCAACGTGCTCGCCCGCCTCGACCTTGAGGTGGTGGTGCTCGCCCAGGGCACCAGCGACCTCGACGGCCAGATCGCCGTGCTCGACATGCTGTCGTCGGGCAGCGGCAAGCCGAACTCAATCATCGACGCCATCGAGGTCGATCGCACGCTCGGCGGTGCTGTCGCCGATGCGTTCGTCGTGAGCGCCACCGGCCTGTCGCGACAGCAGCAGGAGTCGGGCTCAGGCCCGATCGCCTCCACCCTCACCGTCACTGTGCGCGCCCGTCGCTGAAGGAGCACCAATGCCCGTCTCCGCTACCAACGTCGTGCAGCTCGTCGTCGGCTCGTTCGACGCCACCGGCACCATCGATCAGACCGACTGGGGCCTCCAGTCGACACCCGACGACATCACCACGTTCGCGTCGCCGCTGTTCCGGCAGTTCGCCAACGGGCTCAAGTCGGTCGAGGTGTCGCTCGGCGGCTTCAACGACTTCGCCGCTGGTGCGTGGGACGAGTACGCCCGCACGGCGTTCGGCACGTCGCAGGTGATGCAGTTGGCCTTCAACGGGGCGACGGCCGGCACCGGAGCGATCGTCGCCCAGGGTCTGCTCGCCTCGTCGCAGAACTTGGCGGCGTCGGTCGGCAACGCTCCCCGGATCAGTCCGGCGGTGACCGGGAACGGCACTGCGATCGCTGAGGGTCTGATCACGCAGGCGTCGGCGACGAACATCACCGCCACGGGCAACACGACGGCGGTGCAGGTCGGTGCGCTCACTTCGACGCAGACGATCGTTGCTGCCATCAGCGTCCTCAACTACTCGGGCACCGGCACGGTGACGTTCCAACTGGCGTCGAGCGCGACAGCCGGCGGCGCCTACACGGCGCGCGGTACTGCTGGTGCGGCGCTGAACGCCAAGGGCGGCCAGTGGCTGTCGGCGTCCGGCCTGACGGTGACCGACACCTGGTGGCGTTTGAACGTCACGGCGTCGCTGTCGCCGGTGGCGACGGTGCTCGCCACGATCGCCATCGTCACCCCCTGACCCCATCTCTACCCCCAACCCACTGACAGCCGCCTTTCGGGGCGGCTGTTTCGCGTCATCACGAAGGAGCCACCGCAATGGCAATCCAGGCACTCAACTCGCTCTACGTCATCGTGTCGAGCGCCACCAGCGGCGGCACCGCCCCTGGCGGCACCAGCGCCCCGACTGGCTGCACCCTCACGTCGCCGTCGGACATCTCGGCGTTCGTGACCGGCATCGACCAGGGCGTCGAGGTCGACACGCCCGAGGTGACGACGTTCGGTTCGGGCGGCTTCAAGGCGTTCGTGGCCGGTCTGCGTTCCGGCAACCTCGACCTCACGCTGCTGAACGACTACGCCGCTTCGCAGCTCAACGCCCTGATCGGCCTGAACGGTTCGGTGCGTGCGGTCGGTTCGACGTCGCCGATCTTCATCGAGGTGCGCCCGACGTCGTCGGCGCGCAGCGCATCGAACCCTGGCTTCGTGTGCGCCGCCCTGTCGATCGGCTTCTCCACCTTCAGCGCGCAGGTCGGCCAGGTGCCGATGGCGAACTGGCGGGTGCAGCTCACCGGTGGCTTCGCTGAACTGATCGCCTGATGTCGCTCGTCGAAGTCGAGGGGCTACGCGAGATCAGCGAAGCCGTCCTCAACTTCCGAGACATCGAGAAGCGCAAAGAATGGCGTGAGGCTGGTCGCGCGGTCGCCGATCTGGTGGTCAGCAAGGCCCGGCAGGAAGCGTCAGCGCCGATCGAACGGATCGCTGCCCGTGATGGCTTGTCGGCAACGATGACGATGGGCATCCCGGCGGTTCGGCTGTCGTCGAAGAAGTTCCCGGGCGCGTTCGGTGCCGAGTTCGGTGCTGACCGCAACCAGTTGCGGCTGGTGAAGAACACGGGTGGCCGTCCGACGGTCGCCAACCGGGACAGTGTCGATGCGACGATTCGTCGTGTCGAGGCGCAGACGGTGGTGAAGGGCCGCAACGGTGCCACGGTGCGCAAGCGCACCCGTGGCATGGGTGGCACGGCGGTGCGGGTGACGGGCCGGATGACCGGCTGGAACCAGTTCAAGCCGTGGTCGAGGTCTGGCCGGTTCCTGTTCCCGGCGATCGGGAAGTCGACCGACGAGATCCTCGCCGCATTCGGCGATGCAGTCGAGCAGGTGTTCGGCGCAAAGGGGTGAGCGATGGCGAACCAGCGTGATCTTCTCGTCAGGTTCCTCGGCGACTCCAAGGGTCTGACTCGCGCCGCGAAGGACGCCATCTCGTCGCTTGACGACACTGCGTCGGCCAGCGACAAGGTGGCCGCTGCGTTGTCGGCGATGGCCGGCGACATGCGTGCCGAGATGAAGGGCGCGACCAGCGCCGCCGATTCTCTGGCTGCGGCGATGGGCGACGAGCTGGTCGCCGAGATCAAGGCGGCGGGCGGGTCGGTCGACAGGTTCGTCGCCGACCTGCACCGGGCCGGGCTCACCTACGACGAGATAATCGCTGGTTCCGACCAGTTGGCGACCTCGATCAAGGAGGTCGGCGACGCAGCGAAACTGATGGGCGGCGAGGTTGAGGACGGCGCCAAGCGTGCCGACGACGGCCTGCGCAGGGTGCACGACTCGGGTGACCAGTCCCGGTCGGTGATGGCCAACCTCGTCGGTAACTCGGTGCAGGACCTGGGCGAACTGGGTGGCGTCGCCGGCACTGCGGGCGTCGCGCTCGGCCAGTTGGCTGAGTATGCGGCCGACGGCAATATCAAGCTCTCGAACCTGGCCGGGTTCGTCGGCCCAATGGCCGCTGTCGGCATCGCCGTGGCTGGCATTTCGTGGGCGATGGGGCAGCTGCGCCAGGAGAGCGAAGACGCCGCCAAAGAGGCTGAACTGATGCTGGGCGTGCAGGAGAAGTTGCGCGACGGCAAGTTCGACGATGCTGCTGCCGATCTGGCCGAGTCGTACAAGGACACGGTCGATGCGTTGGCTGCGATGGGGGTGCCGGCCCGCGAGGTGATGGCGTTCATCACCGGCACCTCAAAGGAGATGCCGACGTTCAACCGGCTGCTCGAGGAGAACAAGGTTCAGTTCGCCGAGGGCGGTGTTGGCCTCACCGACTTCGGTGTGAAGTTGAACGACCTTGGCGGCGAGGTGTATGGCGCCGCCGAGGCGTTTGCCCAGCAGCGCGACGTGCTGGCTGGCACCGATCAGATGACGCAGATGTTCGCTGCCTCGTTGCGTGATGCGGCCGATGCTGCTGGCACCGCAGCCACGTCGATCGGGCATGTTGACCGTTCGGCACAGGACTTCACCGACGAGATGCGCGACGCCGAGGAGGCGACCCGCAACCTCGACGACACCTACGCCCGCCTGAAGGGCACGCTTGACGAGGGCGATGCGCTCGACAAGGCGGCCGAGGCGACGTGGAACTTCCGTAGCGAGACTGAC